GGCTCGATCGGCAGCATCCACGTCATCGACGCGGCGGCGACGTTCTAAGCGATTCACCGGGGCTCAGGTCCGGCGCGGGCCTGAGCCCCTGGCAATAGGCGAAAGGAGGAGATCATGGCAGGCGAAGAAGTGACCCTCGGGACAACTCCTGAGGCGTTGGCGAAACGGCGGGCCGATGTCGTTCTGAGCGACGGCTCGACCATCACCGTCCACAAATGGTCATGGCTGAAGTTCCAAGCCCTGATCCCGCTGGTCGGCCTGCTTGGAAGCTCGCTCAAGCTGGCGACGGAGTCGGTTGAGGAGAAGGACCGCGAGCGCGTCTCCAAGATGGATGGGGACGACATCCTGGCGATCTCCATCGCCGCGACGAACCTCAACCTTACCCCGGGTGTCCTGGGAAACCTGGAGACGCTTCTTCGTCATCAGGCGCGCGTGGAGGAAGCGGCGGAGAGAAAGCGCGGCCAGTCGAGTCAGTCCTAGCCTCATTATGCTCAAACGGAATCGCGTCGATAGAGAGCCTGCTTGCATGGGACGGCCCATGGAGCATAGACCTCATCAATTTGATGGGGCCATGCTGCGTGGAGGTCGAGGTCAAGCGGGAGCAGGCCTTCGGTCGGGCGGTCATCTCTGCGGTTGCTTCTCTTCAGAAGGGGGATGCTTGGAGGCAATATGCAGATTCCCTCAAGGATGTCCTGAAGGCCGTGGAGAACGATCAGCTGACGGCGCGAGGGGTTACGAAGGAAGATCTAAGGGCAATGGCGGCCGACGAACTGGTCTCACTATTCAGCAAAATGCAGGGGATCAAGAGGGGATAAGCCTATCGCTTCTCCCTGCCGTACAGCCGCACGTTGATGTCCTTGATCGCGCAGCCGTTGGAGTTGTCGCAGTCATCGGCAAGCGGATGATGGTACTTCGCCTCATGCTGGCTGATCTTTATTCGAAGCTGGTCGCTCTGGTAAATCCTCCACCCAAGAAATCCGCCGACGATGAGGACGACGACGATGAGCGCCGGGATCCACCCGGAGGCCTTTTTGGGCTGATCGGTTTCTCCCATAGTCCAAAGATTATAGCACAGCCGTCGCGGCTTGTGGGGGTGGCCAATGGCTGAAGGGGGCTTCGACGCCGGGTCGATCTTAGTCCAACTTCGCGCCGATCTGACGGACTTCAATACCGGGCTCGACTCCGCCAAGAGCAGGTTGGACGCTTTCGGAGAATCCGGGACCGCCTTCGGCGCTGCCTTCCAGAGGGGAAGTCAGACTTTTCTGACTGCCAGCAATGGGGTTCAGCAGGGATCCCAGAAGGTCATCAACTCCCTAAACGACATCGGGGAAGCTGAGATCCGCCATGACGCTCGAATGGTTCGGCTGATCGGCCGCTTCATTCTGGCGGAGAACGCCGTCCATGCGTTTTCTGATGGGACCAGCAAGGAAGCAACCGCGATCTCCAGGGCGCTTTCTCTTTTCGGATCCATCCTCAGCGTCATGCCGAACGAGGTCGGGCTGGTCGTGGGAGCCTTGGCCGCGATGGCTGTCGGGTTCTCCGCCGTATTCGGACCAACCGAAAAGGAGACCGCAGCGGCAAAGGCCCTGAAGGCTGAGCTCGAGGGGGTCGACAAGGCCCTCACAAGCCTCAATAAGCAGTCCGCAAAAGGCGAGAAGAAGTCCGCTCTCGAGCAGACTTTTAGCCTGGCTCCCACGAAGTCTGACGAGTCGATCAAAAATGACGAACTCCTCAAGGAGCGAGAGAATCAGATAGAGCGACTCCTCACTCTGGAGGACAAAGAGAAGCTCCTCGAGAAGGAGAACGCTGCACTCTTTGCTGAGAGGAACAAAGCTGAGGAGAGCAGCGTCGCCGGAATCAACGTCCTGGGGCGCAACGTCTCCACCATCAACGACGCGATCAAGACGAATCAGAAAGACCTGAAGGACGTCCGCGTCGACATCGACGACACCACCAAGTCTCTTACGGACGCCAACAAAGCAGCCAAGGACTTCACCAGCACTTTCGAAGCGGCGACCAAGCGCGACAGCCTGATTAAGGCTTTCAAGGATCAGCTGAACGGATTCAGCGCCCAGCTGGCAGCAAATAAAGACGACATCACGAACGGGCTGATCGATCCCCTCGACGGCGCGAAGCGTGAAGCGGACATCTTCATTGCCCGCGCCAAGGCCATCCTGGAGTTCCAGGAGAAGATCGCGCAGCTTCCGGATGCGGTCAAAAAGAATCTTCCGACAATCGATCAGGCCCTGATCACCCAGGGAACCCAGTCATTCCGGGACAAGGAAGCCCAGAAGGCGGCGGGAGAGTTCGCATCCGGGTTGTCGCGGGCCGTGGGCGATGGCATCAGCCAGGGGATCCTTTCCGGCGAAAAGCCGATGGCGATCTTGGCGGGCGTCGGTCAAAACCTCTTCTCGAACTTCCTGCAGAAGACCGTCGACCAATTCGAGAAGTCGATGGTCAAGGCCTTCGAAAGCATCGGAGGTCAGGGCGGCGAGATCCTGGGAGGACTGTTGACCGCAGGCCTCGGGGTTGCTGGGGCGCTACTTGGGAAGAAGCAGAACTCCAGTTCCTTCAACCCCGTCCAGAGCGCCGTGACGTCGACCGCGGCCGTCAGGGGTATCGTCGCGGGCCCCTCGAGCGTGGCGATCGCCGACGTGGGCGACAACCTGGCCCGGGCGCTCGCCCCCATGTTCCAGAAGCAGGATGCGACGAACGGCTGGCTCCAAAAGATCGAATCGAATACGCGCGGCCGCGGCGCGGGCCCGGGGGCATTCCCGGCCGTCGCCGCCCCGACCGCATAGAGGGAGGAAACAGTGAGCACGTATGCCCTTGTTCAGCGCGGAGTCGCGCACGCGGACAGCACGGTCGGCGGCGGCGTCTCGCCGCTCGACATCGCCCTGGCCAGCCCGATCAAGCTCGGCTCGGCTTTCGTGGTCGCCCGTCCGAAGGACATCCGGCGCGATGCGGCGGTCCAGCGCGGGTCGATCAACCTGACGAGCGCGAGCGTCTCGCCGCTCGATACCGTGATCACGTCCGTCGACCTCACGACCTCCGAAGTCCGCATGAGCTACAAGCAGAAGCGGACGAACTCGAACAGCGGCGTCACGATCAAGCTCCTCGACGCGACGCATGTCCGGGTCCAGTTCGACACCATCGCCGCCGGCGACACGGTCGACATCGAATGGGAAGTCGCTCAGCGCCGGTCGAGCCGGGGCGGCAACCTGCGGATTCTGGACGCGAATCATGTCCGCATGGAGTGGGACGGAACGCTGGTCGCGGGCGAGTCGATCGACATCGCCTATGACGTCTTCGATCTGGCGAATTTCGGGGATGACATCAAGGAACTCCTGTTCCGGGTCGAGCGCCTCCTGGCCATCGGAGGGGAGAACTCCCTCCAGGACAATCAGCTTTACGATCAGGCGGGGAATCCCACGACCTTCCGGATCCGGACCTTCGACACGCTGGCCCATTGTCAGGCGGCCGTCGTGGGCGACACCGGAGGCCTCGCGACGGGCGAGCTCTCCCGCTGCACCGTGACCTTGACCTGGCCGACCGGGAAGAACCGCCCGACCGCGATCCAGGCCGTGATGACCGACCTCCTTGCCACCCCGGGGATCGGATAGACCATGTGGCGCCCTAATCGTCTGGCCGGGTTCGTGCCTTCGGGCTGGCCTGCCTTCTTCGGCAGCCGCATCCCGTCGACGTCCGCTCGGCTGCTACAGGATCCTCGCTTGAATCCGCTGACGGGCGGCGGCCGGCGGCTGATCCATCCATACTTGCCCGATGTGATCTATCCGGAGAATCCGACGTCGACGCTCGGCTTCGACGTGGATGCGATCCCCAGGATGCGGCCCGTGGTCGCCCGCATGGCGGCGGGCTCGGCGCTTCTCCAGTATCCCGACTCGAAAGACGACGTACTGATCTCCGAGAACTGGAATGCCGGGACTCTTTCGACGAACGTCGATTTCGTCCGGCAGCTGATGGAGTATCTGATGAGCCCGCTCCCCACGGGGGACTTCATCGGGTGGAACCCCCGGGACCGGACGCCTTACAACTACTTCGTCGACCTGGTGAACCTTGCCATCGGGTCGAACGACGCCTATCACCTGGAAGAGCAGCACTCGAACCTCGACGACCTCCTGATCACCGAGCCCGTGACCCTGACGTTCAAGCTCGTCCGCGATGAGGCCTCGCCTTCCGGGGCCTTGGTCTTCTTGGGCTTCTAAGATGACGAATCCGCTGACCGTTCCGCCGCCCGACTGGGTGAGGCTCCGCCATGCGGATGAGCCGTCGCTTCGTCAGCAGCTTCCCGGCTTCTCGACGCCTACCGAATCGGCGAACGTCCTCCTCAACAAGCAGATCGCGACGCTGAACCGGGCTGGCTCGGGACCAGGGAATCCCATCCTTTCCGGGCTCGGGGTCACGATCCAATACGCCCTCTCGCGCGGCGAGCGCATCACGGGGCTCTTCATCTTCCAGGATCCCGGGGCTCTGGGGATCAGCCAGCTTCCCGCGGCGTCCCTGAATGCCCTGCTGCTCACCTACAACTTCAGGGCCGGGAGCGGCCTCACCAAGGCGGGCTCCCCGCTGACCGGCGCGAAGAAGAACATGCTCCGGATCTCGAGCGCGACCGGCGGGACGGAGCGGGAATACTGGATCAAGTCCTACGACTCCGACATCGTCACCCTGAACGGCGAAGCGGGCCTCGACAAGACGACGCTTCTACCCGTGCCGATCACGGTTCAGCAGGTGACGGGGCTCGTCTGGCAGGACGTCCGGGTCGACTTCATGCCCTCCTGGAACGACGAGTTCCAGGTCCTCCATGCCTCGACCGATGCCGACCGGGAAGCGGGCTTCCGGAAGTCCTACGGCGGCGCGGCCTTCGTTTCGTTCTTCGACACCACCCCTGGGACAGAAGGGGTCGGGACGGGGGTCAACCCGATCACCCAGGCCTTCATCTACGAGACCCGGTCGATCCAGGTCGACAACTCGCCCGGGACCTACCATATCACCGCCCGCTTCCGGTCCAGGAAAGACTCCTCATACTTCGTCGACATCCCGCTCGTCATCACCGTCACGGCAGCCCCCGCCGGATCGTGCCTGCCGCCCGTGGACGAGCCCTGCGGGAAAATGCTGCTCCTGAGAGGCACCGCGCTCCCTGCGAACGTCCAGGGCGCTCCTAGCGTGCCTGGAGTGCAGGACGTGCTGGGCACCCCGGGCGCGATCCTGACGAAGGATCTCTTCTGGGTCAGCCTTCACGCCTCCATTGTTGGTTCTACCCCGACCCTCCTGGTCCGGAAATGGGGTCTCGCGGCCTCCGGGCAGGACTTGAGCGGGGCGAAGGAGATCCAGATCGGGTCCGACCTCGAATACCTGCCCCTCGTCCAGCCTGCGACGTCCCCGGTCCCCGGGGCGCCGTACCAGCCGCCGAACATGCTGACCCTCTGCTTCGACGTTGCGTCCGAGAAGGTCTTGGGCGTCGCATGGTACACGGTGAGCGTGAAAGACGGCCATTCCCTGTCCCCGGCCCAGCTATTCGCGGGACCGCAGGCGAGGAGCATCGCGTTGATGCCCGCCGGCGGCCTTGGAGGGACGGATCCGTGCGTGATCTACTAGTTTCGGTCATCACCAGCACGCACAACCGGCCGCTCTTCATCCGGAAGGCGATCGATCTCTTCGCGGCTCAAACGTGGCCCCATCGCGAGATGATCATCATGGACGACGGCCCTGCCGGGATTGTCCCGTCGCTCCTGCCTCATGGGGTGCGGCACGTCCGGATCCCGTCCTATACCTGGATCACCCACAAGCACCGGATGGCCTTCCCGCTCTGCCAGGGCGAGTTCATGGCCTACTGGGACGACGACGATTTTTACTCCCCCCGGCGGCTCGCGATGCAGGCCCAGGAACTCATCGACGGCCGCGCGGACGTGGTCGGCTTCCATGTGAAGGTGCTGGCGAGCGTTCCGGATCCGGGCTTCTGGAAATGGAGCCGGAAAACGCTCGACAAGTGGGAACGCGATTCTAAGCCGGGATTCGAAGCGGGGCTTCCATTCCACGACGGCACGGCCATGTGGCGTTCCAGCCTGCTCAACGGCCTCCCCGAGAGCATTCTTCAGGCGAGCCAGCTGGATCTCATGCGCTGGCTCCGCGTCCGCGGGGCGAGGCTGAAGGAACTCCCGAACGACGGGACCTTCGTCTACGTGCGCCATTCCCGGGTCGGCTGGGACTTCGACGTCCGGGATCTGTGCGACCCGGTCGACTGCCCCGCCTGGATCCCGAAGGAAATGCTCGCCTTCTGGGCCAATCCCGCGCTCTCGGATGAGGGGGTGCGGCATGGGTGACCCCTTGGTGACCTGCGTCTGCCCGACGTGGAACCGGCCTGCGTATCTCCAGCACGCGATCAAGCTCTTCCTCGCCCAGACCTATTCACGGGCGGAGCTCGTCATCCTGGACGACAGCGACAAGGACAAGCGCATCCCGAAGAGCCAGCACTCCCGGATCCGGCACGTTCAGCTTCCCGAGCGCCTCAGCATCGGGGCGAAACACAACCTGGGCCACAAGCTAGGGCAGGGCGATGTCTTCTGCTACTGGGACGACGACGACTGGTTCAACCCGCGCCGGCTGATCCGTCAGCTGGAGCCCATCATCCTCAAGACCGCCGAGCTCGTCGGCTTCCGGCGGAATTACATCATGACCACGGGCCCCGCAGGGGGCTGGTGGAAGGCCCGGGAACTGGCGATCGCTCCCGAACTCTGGATCGGAAACGGGGCGATGAACCTCAAGGTCTATATGCACGACGGAAGCGCGATGTATACCCGCGCGGCCGCCGAGCGGTCCAAGCCTCACCCCGACCAGACCATGAACGAGAAGGTCGGATTCCTGAATGGCCTGGTCGAAACGAAGACCGTTTCGAAGACGATCCCGAACGACGACCTCATGGTCTATGTGCGGCACGGCCGCAATACCTGGAAGTACAACGAGGCTATGGTCCACGCGCCGGTCGGAATCCCCAGCTGGTTCCCGCGCTCCGAGCTCGACTTCTATCGGAGGGCCGCATGAGCCGGAACCTTCTGGCCGGGTCCAAGCTGAACGAGATCGCGGGCTCGCCGAGACGCTGGCCGGACTTCCAGGTCCTCGTCTGGAATCCGCTTCGCGTGGATATCGCGGACGTGGCGACGGGGCTCGTCCAGGACGCGCCGCTCGATCTCTCCCCCTACGTCGACCAAGTCCAGATCCAGGAGAACATCGGCTACGAGAACGCGAACGATCCACAGCCGACGAAGGCCTCCTTCACCTTCAAGCGGAATCTGCGCCTAGAGACGATGCGTCGCGGGCTGATCGAGGATGGGGTGATCGTCCGGATCCTGGTCGGCGATCGCCGCGTCGCGCGGCAGGACTGGACCCCGATCTTTACCGGCACGTTCCGCGGCCGCCCGGGAGACGATCCCGGGACTCGGGCGACCCTAACCGAAGGCCTCAGCGCCAATGCCTACGGGCGCGAAGAGCGGTTCATGAGCATGGCTCCCATTACGACGGACCCCTTCCCCGGTCCGGTCGACGTCGGCAGCATGGCCTACGAGATCGCCCGAGGGAAGATGGGGCTCGGGCAGAATGAGATCCTCTTCGGGGCGATGGGGTTCCAGTCGCTCGCCGTGACTAATCAGATCGTGACCTTGCCTCCTCTCCAGGCGCTCTACGAATGCATGTTCCCGGCCGGGAAGAAGCCGAAGTTCGACGGAATGGGCTGCCTGACCGCCGTCGACGTCAACCTCGACAAGCCGGCCGTCCGGATCTATTCCAATCTCTCCTCGGTGATCCAGAGCGTCATCGCGACGCCGAACGACGTCGAGGTCAACAATCAGGTCATCCTGCGCGGTCTCGACCACGTTATGACGAAGACCGTCCAGGATCCCCAGCTGCTCGTCACGGTCAACCCGACGACCGGGTTCTTCGACAGCAGCTTCGACCAGGACGAGTATTACTCCCAGGACCATACCCAGCGGGCCCAGGACACCTACGTCAACACCAAGAAGAAGATCAAATGGGCGAAGGCGAAATGGAGGGAGGTCGACGAGTTCCACGGCCGCCTTTCGATCGACACCCATTATCTCGCCGCCGTCCGTGAAACGATCTTCGGCGTTTACCTTGCGGCCCAGCTGACGGTCGCGGCGATCGATGAGGTTTTGCAGTCCGACAGCGCGACCGGCATCGTGGGCGCGGTCGTCACGACTCTCTTCTCAAGCGAGGTCGAAATCCTGGTCGCGCTTCGCTTCGCCCTCCAGACGACTTCCCAGGTCGCGCTCGCCGCGCTCCTCTGGGCGATGAACTTCATCGGGAACGGCGAGTACGAGGTCTGGGGCTCGCCCTTCGAATTCGTCTATCAGGAGCTCGTCAGCGACAACCGGCTGGTCGGTCTCGACGCTTCAGAGCTCAGGGCATACGACTACCGGAACGACTTCATCAGTCAGATGTCGGATCTCGACACGATCGGGCGCGAGCGCCTGCGCCGCGAGATGGTGAAGAACCAGACCTACGAGATCAAGCTGCTGGACGACCCCCTCCTCGAGGTCGACGACGTTATCGAGATCGACGGCTCGCGCTACTACGTGACCGCGACGGATCGGACGCTCCAGCGCGGCGGAGACGGAATCCTGACCCTCACGACCTGGAAGATCTTCGATCCGATGGGCGGCTATGCCCAGCTGCTTTCGGTTCCCACGGGAGTCGACGTCCCCCTGGGATACGGACTCGATTATGGTTCCTACTACGGAATGGGGCTCTAAATGACTGAGAGATTCACCCCGGTTCATGGCCTTGGCGAATGGGACGACCTCGACACTCCCGGCGCTGCAGCCCTGAACATGAACTGGGACATCATCGAGGCGAATCTGGTGAAGTGCTCCGGGGCCTTCCCAGCCTCGTTCCCGCTCAACAAGATCCTGGTGAGGACGGATCTCTTCGCCTTCTACCTCAATACCGGCACCGTGAACGTGCCAGTCTGGACGTCGCTCCCGGTCATCCCTCCGGGATTCACCGATGCGAACCGTGCGGAGCTCGCGCTGGGGAAGAAGTTCTTCACCGACAATGGCCTCATGCCTGCGAATATCATCAAGGAAGCCCTGAACATCTTTCCGGCTCCGGATGTCAGCAATCCCGCCGGCGGGACCTTCACCAGGAAACACGCCCGCGCCAGATTTACGGGCGTCGGAACCGCTCCCGCAAACTTCGTCTGGAACCTCGGGGCGAACTATACCAAGGTTCTGATCATCCTGGGCGGCACTCGGTACGAAGCTTTCAACCTGGGGCCCACGGTGATGAAGTCTCTCCCGGTCGACGGGGCTGGTCCTGACGGTTACTTCCTGACGAACGGCACACCTTTCACCCTCTTCAGGAATAACGGCGGGGCCAGCTATACGAGCCGCGGCAATCTGGATGCGCTCGCCAACAACCCGGGCACCGGAGGCCCGACCGTTGGCATGGCGCTTCTCATCGACTGCGTCGCTCAGATTCAACAGTGCTTTTTGCGCTATGGGCCGGAGACGTGGATCTCGGGCCCTGACTTTGCCGCCGATGCCTCCAGCATCACCTTCGCGCGTTACGCCGGGATCTGGCTGCAGACCCAGGGAGCCGCGGACGAATGGATCACCTGCCCGATTGGGATCTATGCCGAGTAATTTCCAACTCCTAAGGATCGTCAAGGTCTACTCGCTCGACGACCTTCGCAGCATTTCGGCGAAGGCCGCTCCGAGTCTGGAGGCGATCCTCTTCCCCTCCAAGCGCCGCTATCTGTTCAATCCCGCGAGCCGAGCGGACGACGACGGCGACAAGGTCATCGCGCCTGTTTCCCAGGTGACGGAATGCTGTCAGGATCAAGGTCGCTGGGAGGTCGAGGCATTTTCCAGCCCTTCAAGCGGAACCGCGAAGATCCTGGAAGCTCAGGACACCGCAGGCAACTCGGGAGCAGGCGGAGCCTATATCACGGATGCCACGATCAGCTTCACCCTGACGGATGAAAAGGACGTCGACGTCATCGCCTCGGGGACTGCGAATATTGATTTCGCCCTGCGTACAAGCGCGGCCCTTGGGATTGAAATCGACGGAGTCCAGTTTCCTGGGACGACGGCATCGTCTTCGACGCTCGGCTCGGGAATGATCACCCCCACCGTCGCGCAAAAATTCGTCCATCTCGGGATAGGCCCCCACACGATCAAGCTGTTTGGGGGTGGATCCGTCGGGCTTATTTCCGACGCCTCCAGGCCCACGCGCTTGAGGGTGATCCTCTTATGAAGAACGTAGCCCTCGCCGCGCGTCGGGAGCTCGAGGCCCACCGGGTCTTCGATACCGGCGTCACCGCGAGCCGTCCCGCCTACAAGGCGATCGACACGCTTGGAAATCAGGATTGGGTCGTCGATGTCTATGCGGGGCCGCTTGATCCTTCGGGCCTGAACATCATCCGCGACGTCCTGATCGCCCCCTATGCCCGTCAGCTGGTGACCGATGCGAGGCAGCCGATCCTCATGGAGCGGTCGCTCCAGGGGAAATATACCGTCGTCGGCCGCGCGAAGGTCATGCCTTCCGGGGCTCAGATGCCGGAAGGCTCGATCCTCGAGCCGACCTATAACCGCATCGAATACAACCTGGCCGACCTTGGCCTCATGTTCGTGGCCGATCTCGACGTCGATGCGGAGGCGTGGGGAGACAAGAACTGGGGCGAACAGGGGAAGCCGTGGCAGCAGCTTCAGTTCACCGATGCTTTCGGAAACATCGTCGTCGGAGACGGGATCGATCCGGCCAGCATTCCGCCGGCGCTCGTTCCCGCGCCCATCTCCACGACCACGACCAGGCACGTCATCTTGACCTCGAAGACCTGGGGCCCCGGCGGAGATCCCCACGCGCTCGCCTGGGGCACCGACGAATGGGGCGCGGCGGATCAGGTTCTCGTTGAATTGGAAAGCTAAAGGAGGCGATCGTGACTAACCCCGTTGTCCTGGCAGACATCCCGGTCGGAACCAAGCAGTACCCGGCGATCGTGAAAGCGAACTTCGACGCGCTGGCGTCAGCCCTGAATGACGCGATGGCTCAGATCCTCGCGGTCTCGGGAGACGGCGCTCAGCTGCTCCTCGACACCTACGACCGGAACGGTATCGTCGGAACGACGAGCTACCGGCTCGACCTCCCGAATTACAGCGGCGGCTCCCAGATCGTGATCGGCCGCCGTCCGGTCTTCGACGCGGGGAAGCAGGAGCAGAACGTCTCCATCGCCTTCGGGACCTATGGCGGCCAGCGGACGCGCGTGACCAGGACCGGGGACGTCACCCTCGACGCCGCCTCGATCGTGAGCGGCCTTCCGAAGACGATCTACGTCGGAATCATCTCGGACGGGACGCCCCAGCTGTTCGAGGACAACTCTAATCCGGAGGTCCTCTACATCTATTCCCTGTGCTGGGATGGCTTCTCGCTCACCTGCCCGAAGTACGAAGCGCCAATCCTGCTGTCCGATGAGACGCTTCAGGACATCGCAGGAGCACCGTCGACCGAACGGGTTTTCGATTCCCAAACCGATTGGCTCAGCCATACCCAGAGCCGGTCGACCATCGTGCTTGCGGGCGACGGCGGCGTCAGCGAGACGGGACTGAACATCTCCAAGAGGGTCATCGGCGGCTTCATCGCGACTGGGCCCGGAGATGCCGAGGGCTTCTTCTGCCCAGCCGGCACGGACAAGCTGCTCACCCTCGAGCTCTGGGACGATCAGGACCGCCGCTGGAACCTGCAGCCGATCCAGATCGATTGCTCTGCGACCCCGACACGGTTCTTCTTCACCATCGATCCCGCCCTCGGGGATGACCGCTTCGTCACGGACGTCGCCGAGTTCCGCCTGGTCCGGACGAGCGTCGGCGGCGACATCGCATCCGCTCGCGGCTTCACCTGGGGCTTGCATACCATCCCGGTCCTCGGGACGCCGATCCCGAAGAACGACGCGAAGGTCCGCGTGTTCTAGGACGGCTTGAGAGAGGAGGACGAGAGAGATGGGCGAAGAGATAGCCGACCTGCTCAGGCGGGTCTCTGGGCAGTTGGACGGTGTAGAGCGTGTTCTCGGCAACATGGATAAAGACCATCGGGAACTCCGGGCCAAATATACGGAACTCCTTACTCGTGTCGCCGTGCTGGAACGGGACGAAGTCTGGACGGGCAAGGAGCGCCGCAAGGTTGACCAGCGCCTCGGCACCGGAGATCACACCTTCAAACGGATCGAGGCGAAGGCTGGCGCCGCGTGGGACTTGGCCGAAGACGCCCTCGAGCTCGCGCAAGAGCTCAAGAAGCTCGTAGAGAACCTGCCCCAGAAAGAAACGGGCATTCGGCATCGCGTGAAGAAGCTCGCCCTCGAGGCGGCCGCGCCTGTCATTGCAGTCCTGCTCCTGCAGATCCTCTATCACGTTCTCATGTTCGGGCCGAAGATCGCGGCGCTGATGAAGGCCGCTGAAGGGGTGCATTAATGGCGCATCGAGTTTTAGTCGTCGAAGACGACGATAAGCAGCGGCATATCATCTGCCTGATCCTGGCCAACGCGGGCTACGGCACCGTCGAGGCTGTGAGCGTGAAGACCGCGCTCATGCACCTGGACATCATCGACCTTTCCGCGATCGTGCTAGACCTTCGACTCCCGAACGGTCACGGCCGGAAGGTGGTGGAAGCCCTCATCGAGAAGAGGGACGACGTTCCTGTCGTCGTCCTGAGCGGCTTTCCAGAGGACGCGCCGACCGGATTCCCAGTAACCGCGGTCGTCGATAAGATCCTCGATCGCCGAGCCAAGCCCCAGGAGGGCGAGAACTTCGAACATCCCACCTTTCGAAGCAGGCTGCTCCATGCCGTCGCCGATGCCAGGACGACGTCGGACGCGATCAAGTCCCTGAGATCCTCGACGCGAAAGCTCGAGAAGAGACTTCCACCGAACTAATTGTCTGGTTTTTGTTTTTTTGGAGAGAGGAGGCGCATCATGGTCGACGTACTGGTGAAGTTCGAGCCGTTCATCCTGAAGCTGCTGGTGGGGGTCCTGGGGACCTTCTTCGGCTATCTAAACAAGAAGTACGAGCTGGGCATAGATCCCATCGGGATCGCCACGACGACGGGGACGATCATCCTCGGCATCGCGATCCACTACGCCGCGAAGGACCACGGCGTCAGCGCCGCCAAGGCGGCCAATCCGCCGGCGGATGCAGGAGCGGGGCCCGGAGCGGGTGCCGGGGCCGTAAATGCGGCAGCCGCGTTCCTGATCGGCTTCCTGGCCCTCGGAGCCCTGGCCGGCTGCAGCGCGATCGACAAGGCCACGCTCCAGGAGTTCCAGTCGGGCGAGGCCCTGATCCTCAAGGACATGGCGATCTACGTGGCGGCCGACGTCGCCGCCGGGAAGATGCCCGCGATCTCGCAGTCGGCCATCGACGCTCATCTGGCGAAGATCAACGCCGATCCGCGGAGCGTGGATCCCGCCGAAGAACAGGCGATCATGTCCCAGTTCATCGCCTACCTCGCGGCGGATCCGAAGATCTCCAGCGGAACGATGAAGGCCTGGGGAGGCGAGGTCCATGCCCATATGGACCTCTTTACGTCCGTTCATAGGTAAGCCCTGAGGCGAAGAGAGAAGAAGGAGAAACACTATGGCAGATTCACCGGCGGCAGCCCCGGCGGGCCTCGACTGGTCCGCGATCGGGAGTTCCATTTTCGCGGATGCGAAGGCGATCCTGGGCGCGAAGGCGACCGGGTTCCTCGAGGCGCATCCGAACGCGCTCGCCTTCCTGGAGGATGCGAGTATCGAAGCGGCGAAGCAGCTGGTCCTCTACGGCCTGACGTCCGATCCGGACGCCAAGGCCGACCACAAGCTCGACGTCGACCTCTGGCGGAAGGCGATCAGGGAAGAGGCGATGAGTATCGTGAAGGACGTCACTGACGAAGCGCCCTCGGTCTTCCTCACCATCGTTGAGGACATCGGCCGACTGGCGATCGGCGCGGCGCCGCTTCTGCTGAAGGCGCTGTAAGAGGCACCATGATCCGCCGCCGGGGTCGCCGCTCCGGTGGTGTCGCCTCCTGGGGGTCCATGGTCGCCGCCATGGGCCCCCTTTCCTTTCTGCTATGATCGAGGTTTATGATTACGCTGAGCATAATTGTTCCGACCTGCGGCCGTCCGACTCTAGCCAGGACGCTCTCGAGTATTCTGGCGGCTGGGATATCCGAAGTCGATGAGGTATTAATCGTTGGTGACGGCCCTCAACCTGAAGCTCGGCGAATCATGACTGAGTTCCAGGGATCTACATCACGTCTCATATATCTGGAGAGCATTCCCTACCATGAAGGCGCGGGCGACCATCAGCGTAACTTCGCGATTCCTTTCGCAAAGGGTACGCATCTCCAGTTTATCGATGATGACGATGCCTTCCGTCCCGGTGCAATCAATCTGATCAGAAAGGCAGCAGAGAAAGCGCCCGGAAAGATCCTGATGTTCCGGATGCAGTCCATGAATCCTGAGCGTCATGCATGGGCGCCGATCCGATGGGTTGACTATAAAGACCCCTTCGTCGGCAATATTGGCACGCCGATGTTCACCGTTCCCAATCAGCCTCAATGGCTTGGGGTTTGGAAGGAACGAGGCGAACGGCAGGGAGGCGGGGACTTCAAGTTCATGGAGAGCACACTCGCGAAATGGCCTGGAGGGAAGGCCTCGATTGTCTGGTATGAGGACGTTACCGTCGACGTCTATTGATGCGGTGCGGGCGCGAGCACAAAGCCCGAGACCTTCCATTGACCGCCAGAGGCCACCAGGAAGAGCTTGGATTTCTCAACCGAGATCGCGCTGACGGTAGTCGCCTTGGCCCAAGCAATCTTCCCCTTCCAGAACTTCCTTCCGTCTAATTCGACGGTCAGTCCATCCTTGCGAACGCTGAACTTCGCCGTCCGGGACTTACCCTTTCTGAAGGTTGGGCCTGGAGTTGATTCGCCCTCCTGACCGGCCAGAAGCGCAACGGAGTTCTTTGTCGCGTCCCAGGTATCGAAGTGATAGGCGCAGGAGTATTCGCCGAACGGGAGCCCGACAGCGAAGTCCTTCTTGGTATCATCCATTCGCTCGATGATGACGGTCAGGTCGTACTCCTCGGGGATCTCCTGGCTGAACGTCAGGATCTCACGGACTGGGAAGACTGCGTCGACGCAGAGCGTCTTAGCGACGACGCGCCAGGTCCCGTCCTTCGGGATCTCGGCCTTCGGGATCAGGTCGACCGGCATCGCCTTCTTGTCCTGAGGGCCAGCCCAGCAGGGCATCGAGAACGCCAGCATCAGGATCGCCACCATCGTCTTCATCGTCGCCTCTACTTTCTCCAACCCAGGATTTTCATTTGTTCAGTATAGCGGGCGTCATGGTTTGGATCTTCGTAAATCCAGTGTCCATCCGGGGTGAAGGTGTTGTCGTGGATCGTGTCGATCCGGCGCTGCTCGTCAGCCTTCATTCTCAGGAGATACGGCGGGAGCTCCACGGCCTCCTCGTCTTCGACCTGGGTGAACCCGAAGAAGACCGCCATAACCATGAAGGGATAGGCCAGGCCCAGGGCGACCGGAGCGGAGATCTTCTTCATCTACTTATATTGTAGCTACGAATTCATAGAAAGCACTATGAAAAGAGAATTGCATAATCAAAGATTTTCGCCTATACTCCCGATATGGAAAAGGTGACACCAAGAGGGGGAGAGCGTCCCGGAGCAGGCCGCCATCAGGAATTCGATGGCGTCTATCAGCTTCGATTCAAGGAAGAGGATCGCCGGGCCTGGGAGCGAAAAGCCAAGGCCGAAGAGAAAGTCCTCGCCGACTGGATGCGCGACACCCTCAACGCCGCCGCTAAGAAGTAGCCCTCCTCACTTCTTCGGCTCCTCTCCCTTCGGCTTCATCCCAGGATGTTTCGCATACTGCTCCTTCAGCCGCTCAGTCGAGACCGCGAGATATTTCTGGGTCGTGGTCAGCTGCTCATGCCGCGCGAGCTCCTTGATGCTCATAAGGTCTGCCCCGCGGTTCAGGAGGTCGGTACAGAAGGAGTGCCTGAACTGGTGGGGGTGAATGTGGCGCCCAAGGACGGCCTGGCCGACCTCGCCCACGATCTGCCAGATCGAGACCTTGTCCATCCGCTTCCCGCTCTTGCTCAGAAAGAGCGGCGGCCAGTCCTTCGGCTTTTCCCATTTCCGGATCATCTTCTCCCGGATCGGGAGATAGGCCTTGATCGCTTCGACGGCCGCCGGCGTCAGCATCCCCAGTCCGTCCTTCTTCCCTTTCCCGGCCCGGATCATGACGTAGGGCTCGGGAGCGTCGAGGACGACGTCATTGATGTCGAGCGAGGCGAGCTCGCTGTTGCGGATCCCGCTCGCATAGAAAACCTCGAGCATCGCCTTGTTTCGCACCTTGTTGATCCAGGGCATTTTCTTTGCCTCGAGGAGGACTTTCTCCGTATCTCCGACAGGGATAGGCTTTGGCAAGTATTTCGGGAGCTTGATCGGAGCGAGCATTTCGATTGGATTCCTATCCGCGCGGCCGACCCGGATCAGCCACCGATAGAATCCCGAGATGCTGGTCTTGTTGGCCTGGAGGGAATATTCCTTCACGCCAGTCAACCGGATTGCTTGGAGCCACCGAAGAAGGCAGCCGTGATCGACGCATCTGGGATCGGTGCGATCGGCGATGAAGAGATCTTTGCCTTCGGCGGAAATGTGGTTGATGAAGCGTTCCAGGTAGCGCTTGATGCTGGCGGTGTTGATGGAGGAATAGCCTTGAACCAGGAGACTTCCCAAGTACTCCTCAGCGAGCTTCCGAAGCTCGACCGCCTGAGACATCGGCCCTACCTCCGATGTCTCCCCTCACTCTCCTACCCCACGAAATATTGAACCGTATGACCGTGCCATCTAAGGTCACATAGGTTTTCGCGGGGCTGGAGAGGGCGTCCCGAGTGCGGAGGTTCTATATCATGCCGTGCATTAAAAATCAACCATACTGGTTTCGATATGGGTAAATGAGTGTTTTTGAACTATTTGAAAAAATGTGCGCTTTTTTTGTTGCACAAAAGAATTGAGCGGAGTATAAAGTGTGTGAGCGATATGAGAAACGAAGCGACGGCCCAGCGGAACCCGGGTGCGAAGCTTCTCTCTAACGCTCAGATTTCTTAGCGGCCCCGAACTTCACTTCTTATCTTTTAAGTTAGGAAGTGGCGGGGCCCAGAAGGAGCAAATATGGGCCCGAAACTTGGAAACATCGGTAGTCCGGTTGGTCCTGACGCGGTTCGCGCGGAGAGGGCGTCCGAGTGCCGTCAGGGCCAGCCAAATTTGATCACGGTCAAGAACCCCATCACCGGGCAGTATTACCGCTGCGCACCCCCCAAGCTCCAGGTCGTCCCCCTCCGGTATTACGTCCCCGGCCTCCAGGCCTTCTCCCGCTCGAACGGGATGATGATCAAGTTCGAGTTCGTCTCGAACGAGCGCATCGACGAGGCAGATGCTCGGGACGCTCAGTGCCGCGCCGGGTGGTCGGATGTTGGTTATGGCCACTACGGCTTCATCTGCGAGGAGCGCGACGGGCACTTCGTCGCGACCTGGGATTGCGGGGTGAGTTGTGATTAGCCCCAACGGCGTCAGCGCCCTCAACTCCCATGCGGTCATGGCGACCGAGGTCTCCGATCTCCGCAAGGAGCTCCGCGATCTCCTGGGCGCCTGCAAGAAAGCCGCTCCCGCGCTCCCGGCGAATGAGCGCGGCGAGCTCATCGACCAGATGCTCAAGGCTGAACTGAGAACGAAATAGGAGGCGAGCATGGACTATTCGACGACGCGATCCCTGGCCAGCAAGATCGAGACGGCTCTCTACTCCTGGAAGGCCAAAGGCGAAATGAAGTGCCTCGCGTGCGGGGACCTTAGGGAGATGATGCCGTTCCGCATCGAGCTCAGGCCGTCCGAAGACGAGCTCACGGTCGAGCTCATCGGCGAGAAGGTCATGCGGGACGGCTGGATCGAGATCTACACCGAACCGAGCGAAGACGCGCCCGTCAAGGGCGTCATCTGTCGCGACTGCGCTGAGCGCCGCAAGGTGGTCGAACCCAAGCCCGAGCCCACGGCCACCCGGGACGTCGAGACGATCGCCGCCCCGGTCAGCACGACCCCGACCGAGATCCCGCCCGTTCCCGACAGCATCAAGGCCGAGATTCCCTTTTAACCCGAACTGAACGAAGGAGGCGATCCATGGAAACTCAGCAGATCGCGGAGGCGACCAAGCAGATCGAGCACGCGACGGAGACCCCGACGCTCGACCAGATCGTCGAGGAGTACGTCGCGGACCAGGAAGAGCAGCGCGGCGCCCGGGTGAACGTGTTCCGGGAGTGCATCCAGAACAACGTCGTCACGGTCTCGACGGAGACCCAGGCGAGCGAGATCGCGCGGCTCATGAACGCGGCCGACGCCGAGGTCGAGCGCGTCCAGGCGATCGCCGACGCGATGGTGAAGAGGGCGCAGGCCCGGGTCAAGAACCTCGAGTTCCTCTTCATGGCCCCGCTCGAGGCCTGGACGTCCGCGAAGCTGGTCGGCAAGAAGACCCGCTCGCTGATCCTGGAAGGCGGCAAGCTCGCGCTCCGCACGGTCCCCGAGTCGATCCGCACCGAGGACGGTGCCGCGACGCTCGCATGGGCGCAGGAGAAGCTCCCGACCGCGATCGAGATGGTCCCGAAGCTCAAGCTCGACGTGGTGAAGGAGTTCGAGAAGCTCAGCGTCACCGTCGCCCCGGGCCGCGTGAAGACGCCCGCCCACGACTCGTTCACGGTCAGCGTGCCCAAGCTCAAGTAAACGGCATGAACCCTCTCTAGAAGGCTGGGGAGGACACACAAATCCGCACCTTGGGGCGGGAGAGATCACCGGAACCAAGGTGCGGGGTTGTGTGAAGCGCGGGCCCGATGGTGCGGGGCCGGGAGTTTTTGAAAGGAGGCGAACCCATGGCGACCAAGGAAAAGGTCCCGGTGGACCATTCGGCGATCAGCGGGCCGAAGCCCGAGGAGAAGCCCAAGAGCGAGTTCCTGGCGGCGATGGAGAAGACCGTCCAGCAGACGGCCTCGAAACCGGCCCCTGAGGAGCCCGCGCTGCCGCCGCAGGCGGCGAAGCAGTCGGGACCGCTCTCGGCGATCCGGAAGGGCCGGATGCCCATGCCGCCCCGGATCTTGCTGGCCGGCACGGAAGGCATCGGAAAGAGCACATTCGCGGCGAAGGCCCCGAACGCGATCTTCGTGCCGACCGAGGACGGCCTGAACGAGATCGACTGCGCGAAGTTCTCCTGGATGGACAACGGAGTCGAGCGGTACAAGGCGAACACCTACGACGAAGTCCGCTTGGCCGCCCTAGCGATCGCCACCCAGGCCCACGACTTCAGCACCATCGCCATCGACTCGGTCGACTGGCTGGAGCGGCTGATCTGGGACAACGTCTGCCGCCGGTTCAACAAGAAGAACATCGAGGACATCGGCTACGCGAAGGGCTACATCTACGCCCTCGACGAGTGGCGCGAGATCCTCGAGATCCTCGAGAAGTGCCGGGCTCGCGGGATGGCGGTCATCCTGATCTCGCATACGAAGATCGAGAAGTTCGAGGATCCGGAGTTCCCGACCTACGACCGCTATTCCCCCCGCCTGCACAAGCACGCGCAGGCGCTCCTGACCGAATGGGTCGATGCCGTCCTCTTCGCGACGCGGCGGATGACCATGAAGAAGGAGAGCAAGGATTCCGACGCGCGGGAGATCGCGCAGGCCGTGGGAGCCGCGGGCGGCGAGCGCATCCTCAAGACCACGGGCTCGCCGACCTGCATCGCGAAGAACCGTTACAACCTGCCTCCCGAGATCCCGCTCAGCTGGGAGGCCTTCAACGAGAACCTGGCGAAGTTCATGACCGGCGCGGCCTAGGTAGGCCCGCCCTTTTTCAACCTTCAACATTCGAAAGGACGGAGACAGATGGCAGACATCAACGGATTCGATGCGGACCAGGTCGAGCCCAACAAGGACTTCGACGTCGTCCCGGCCGATCGCTACGAGGTCGTCATCCTCGAAAGCGTCTGGGAGAACACCAAGGCGGGCACGGGCAAGTTCATCAAGTTCACGATGCAGATCGTCTCGGGCCCCCACTCGGGGAAGCCGCTCTACGATCGCCTCAACCTGGACAATCCCTCCGACAAGGCGGTCCAGATCGCGAAGGGAACCCTCTCGGCGATCTGCCGCGCGGTGAACGTCCCGCGTCCGAAGGACACCAGCGAGCTCCACAACCTGCCCCTCATCGTCCGCGTGGACAAGGAGGAATACGAGCCGGGCAAGTGGTCGAACCCGGTCAAGGCCTACTACCCGAAGGCCGCTCCGGGGGCAGCCGCGGCGACGGGCACGATGGGCAAGCCCGCGGCGGCCTCGGCGGCGCCGGCGGGCCCCTCGAAGCCCGCATGGCATCGGGTCTAGAACTTCCACCCCCGGGCGCCCTCCCCTCACCGGGCGGGCGCCCCCAGATGGAACTTCGAAACTATCAGTCCGAGGCGATCGCCGCACTCTGGGCTCACGTCCGGACACGCGAGGATAACCCCTGCATCGTGCTCCCCACGGGCGCAGGCAAGGGCGTCGTCATGGCGCAGGTCGCGAAGGACGTGGTCGCCTGGAAGGGCCGCATCGCCATCGTGGCCCACGTCAAAGAGCTCCTGGAGCAGACCGCCGGGAACATCGTGCGGATGGCGCCCGAGATCCCGGTCGGGATCTACTCAGCCGGCCTTAAGTCCCGCGACCTCGGCTATCCCGTGACGGTCGCGGGCATTCAGAGCATCTACAACAAGGCGGAGCAGCTGGGCCCGGTCGACATCATTGCGATCGACGAAGCGCACCGGATCCCCCCAGACGGCGAAGGCCAGTATCGGACCTTCCTCGACGCGGCGAAGAAGCTGAATCCGAACGTGCGCCTGGTCGGCCTGACCGCGACGCCCTACCGGATGTCGACGGGGATGATCTGCGGCCGCGACCAGATCTTGAATCAGGTCTGCTACGAGATCGGCGTCCGGAAGCTGATCGTCGACGGCTACCTCTCGCCGCTCAAGTCAAAGGCGACGGCAGAGCGCACCGACGTCTCCAAGGTCTCGATCCGCGGCGGCGAGTACGTTCAGGGCGAGCTTCAGGCGGCCATGATCGACGACCAGGAGAAGGTCGTCCGCGCGTGCCTCGAGATCTCCCAGAAGGTCGAGGACCGGAAGAGCACGATCGTCTTCTGCACCGGCATCGATCATGCCCGAATGGTGGCCCAGTTCCTCCGGGACATCAACGATACCGAGGCCTTCCTGGCGACGGGCGGCAGCCAGGAGGGAAGCCAAGTTCGCACCGTCTTCGGTGACACGCCGGATGCGGAACGCGCCCGCACGATCGCCGACTTCAAATCGGGGAAGGTGAAATACCTCGTCAACGTCGACGTTCTGACGACGGGCTTCGATGCCCCGGGAGTCGACTGCGTCGCGATCCTGCGGCCGACGCTCTCTCCCGGCCTCTTCTATCAGATGGTCGGCCGGGGCTTCCGCCTGGCGCCCGGCAAGAAGGATTGCCTCGTCCTGGACTTCGGCAACAACCTCTTCGTCCATGGCCCGGTCGACCGCATCGTCATCAGCGAGGACAAGAAGACCGGCCAGGTTGGCAATGGCGGCGCTCGATTCAAGGAGTGCCCCCACTGTTCGGAGGTCCTCCCATACTCCTGCGAGGTCTGCCCGGACTGCGGCGGCAAGATCCCGAAGCTTGAGGACTGCTTCGCGCCCCATAGCGATTCGGCGGCGAGCCAGGAGCCCCTCTCGGGCCCCGAGGACATCGCGGAGATCACCTACCAGAAGCATGAGAAGCGGAACAACCCGGAAGGAAAGCCGCCCACCCTGCGAGCGGACTACTTCTGCGGCCTAATTCGCACGCCTTCGGAATACATCGGATTCGAGAGCGTGAGCTCCTTCGCGAGACGCAAGGCTGCCGAGTGGTGGCTACTCCGGTCGACGGAGCCTGTCCCGAAGACCGTCGAGGAGGCCCTCGAGGTGATTCGCACGAAGGGGATCAACGAGCCGCGCCAGGTGGTCTTCAAGTCCGAGAACGGTTTCCTCAAGCCCGAAAAGTACATCGACATGAAGCTGAACCTCGCCCCGTCCGTGGTGAACGGCGTCGAGCGGGACGCGAATCTGAGGGGGGCGTGGTAATGGAAACGACGACTCCCGTCATCTGCGGCGAATGCCAGTCCCCGATGGCGCTGAAGAACAGCCGCTTCGGGAAGTTCTGGGGATGCACCCGGTATCCGCTCTGCATGGGCACCCACGGCGCCCATCCCGACGGGAAGCCCCTGGGCGTCCCGGCGAACGCCGCGACGAAGCAAGCCAGGATGCGGGCTCATGCGGCCTTCGATCGCCTCTGGAGGTCGGGAAAGATGAGCCGCACCGATGCCTATCGGTGGATGCAAAAGAACATGGACCTCACGAAGGACGAAGCCCACATCGGCAAATTCGATATGGCGAAGTGCGCGAAGCTCGAGGACCTGGTGAGCCTGGAGATGTCGCGATGAGCGCAAAACGCTGTGAGAAGTGCGGTATGCCGATCGCGCAACCTGAGCGCGTCTGCTCGCTTTGCAGGATCCGTATCGCCAAGAAGTCGAGGCCTCAGGGCTCGGCGCTGTTCGGCTCTCCGGCTCGCGGGACTAAGGAAGACCTCTCGGCATCCAGGGATCCCGAAGAGGATCTTGAGTCATGAGCACCTTCAAGCAGATCGACAAGGAGCGGCGCTTGCTTCGCGGCATCATCGCGAAGCTGGCCGACGATCTGATCGTCGAGGCCCGCGCGACCGGCAATAAACGGATCTGGAATTTGGTGGCACGCCTGGAAGGAGTCATGGCGGCGTGCGGCATCGAGAGAGACGGGGGAACGAGGAGGAATCCATGAGCGTGCGACAGGCAGACATCGCGAAGGCGGTCGGGATCGACGTGTCGAGCGTCAACAAGATCCTGAACCGTCGTCCCGGCGTGGTCTTCAAGGAAGAAACGATCAAGCGCGTCTTCGAGGCCGCGGAGCGGATGGGCTGGAAGGCCAGCGTCAACTCCAAGTTCCTGATGAGCGAGGAACTCCGCGCGGCCAAGGCCCGCATCGCGGACCTGGAGACCGAGGTCAAGGTTCTCAAGAGGCAGCTGTCCGCGCTGAAGAAGATCTACAAGAGCGCGTAGTCGGGGCGTCGTAGGCATCGAGAGAGAGGAGGAGACCATGAAGTTGAGCGAGAAAGATCATCGGGCGATCGTGGCGGGACTCGCGGGCCTGATCGGGCTGATCCTGATCGTGGCGCGAATCATCGTCGAGCGACAGGGGCGGTAAAGGGGTAGTTCCCGGGGTTTCGATCGGTGGGCCCGCGCAGGGGCGCGGGAAGAGAGAGACAGGGGTCAAGAGAGTGGGCATTCCGCTCAACGAGATCGTCGTTGGCGACGCGCTGGAGGTTCTCCGGACGTTGCCCGACGAGTGCGTCAATACAGTGGTGACGTCGCCGCCCTACTGGGGCCTGCGCGACTATGGCGTCGAGGGTCAACTCGGCCTCAAGGCAACGCCCGCCGAATACCTCTGGCGCATGGTCAAGATCTTCAGGCAGGTCCGTCGAGTGCTCCGGAGTGACGGGACTGCCTGGGTCAATATGGGCGACTGCTATGTCGCCGGCGGCCGCGGGGGCGATACCGGGGCCTCGACCTTGAACGGCGGGACCGAGCACCAGGACGAAAGCAAGAAGGCCCGCAAAGCCAGCGCCGGCGCCGGTCCTCGCCTCGGCCATCGCTCCAGCTTCCGACGCGATCGGATGGCGCGGCAGGATCATCCGCATAAGTCGGTCCGCGGGCTGAAGGTGAAAGACCTGGTCGGGATGCCTTGGCGTCTCGCCTTCGCGCTGCAGGCCGATGGCTGGTATCTCCGCTCGGACATCATCTGGGCGAAGCCGAACCCGATGCCCGAGAGCATTCAAGATCGGCCGACCAAGTCTCACGAATACGTCTTCCTGCTCGCGAAATCACAGAGGTACTACTACGACGCGGACGCGATTCGGGAGAAATATGAGGAGGACACCTTCAAGCGAGCCGCCTATGGATGGAGTTCTACCGGAAGCCGGATTCAGAAACACCAACCAGGCGTAGACCAGCGGAACGAAGTCGGATACGACAAGCTCAACGCGAAGGGCAGGAACAAGCGGACCGTATGGTCCGTTTCCACCTCGCCATTCCCTGACGCTCACTTCGCCACATTCCCCCAGAAGCTCATCGAGCCTTGCATTCTGGCCGGTTGCCCTAGGGGGGGGGTAGTCCTCGATCCGTTCATGGGGGCCGGTACGACGGCCCTCGTTGCGCTCAAGGCGGGAGTCCAGTTCATCGGAATCGAACTCAATCCGAAATATGCCTCCATGGCGCGAAAGCGGATTGCGCCGGAACTCGCGCAGGGGAGGCTCGCCTAATGTTCTCCCTCGCCGAGTTCGACCTGGTTGACGACACCTACGCCGATCATCTGCTCGAAAAGTGGGGGCACTTCCTTGGTGCTCTCAATCGTCCCTTCGGCCGCCAGTCCTTTGTCCTGTCGATCGAGGGGGAAGCCGCTTCGGTAGCCGTGAGCGCATCGACGGTCGGGATCTCCGCCGGCGGGATTCCCCGCTTCGAATGCGTCGAACTCGCCCGCCTCTGCACCGCACCAGGGCATAAGGATCTCACGCGCGTCGCTCTTCGGCTCTGGCGTCGACTCGCTCCGATGTGCTGGAAGCGGTCCTATTGGCCGGTCCGCGCCGTTGTCAGCTACCAGGATCAGACCAGGCACAAGGGCGACATCTATCGCTTCGACGGCTGGAAGAAGGTCTCAGACGTGAAGGGGTCCACCGGCGGCGGCCATCACTCGACCAAGAAGGACCGCGTCCCGAAGGCGGTCTGGGTCTACGAACTCGGGAGGGTTGCTTAATGGGCCTCCAGGCCGACTTCGAATTCATCGACCTCTTCGCCGGCTGCGGCGGCGGAACGTCAGGCGCCGTGGAGGCTTGCCAGGAGCGGGGCCTCAGCATGGACGGGGTCGCGATTAACCACAACCAGCGTGCGATCGAGACCCACTGGGCGAATCATCGCTGGATGCGCCATGAGCGCCAGGACATCCGTGCGATCCAGCCACTCCGCGTCGTGCCGAGCGGCCGCCGTGACTTCTTCATTGCCGCGCCCGAGTGCAAGGCCTACAGCCCGGCCCGCGGCAACAAACCCTGGAAACCGCAGTTCAGGACCTCCCCGCGCGAGATCCTCCGCTTCATGAAGGACCTCGACGTCCCGGATGGGCTGATCGAGAACGTGCGCGAGTTCCAGGACTGGGGTCCGAACGACGAGAACGGAGACCCGATCCCGGCCTTCGAGGGGATCTTTTTCAAGCGCTTCATCGACGCGATCCGGGACTTGGGCTACAACGTCGACTGGCGCGTCCTGAACGCCGCTGACTATGGCGATGCCACGACGCGCAAGCGGCTCTTCATCCAGTGCAGGCGCGGCTTACCGATCACCTGGCCGAAAGTGACGCACACGCCCGACCGCTACAGATCCGCGCGGGAGATCATCGACTGGAGCATTCCAGGGGTTTCCATCTTCAACCGGAAGAATCCCCTCAAGCCGAACACGATCAAGCGGATCATCGCCGGCCTTAAGAAGCACGGCGGGGATGCCTTCCTCGCGATGTTCTACGGGACGAACGACGTCCGCTCACTGGATCTGCCGGCGCCCACCATCACGGCCCAGGGCCAGCACTTCGGTCTCTGTGAGTTCCTGATCGGCCAGCACGGCGGGGCAACGCCTCGGAGCATCGAGGAGCCAACCCCGACGATCTGCCGCTCAGGCGCGATCTCCTTCATCCAGGCGAAGGGCTTCATCATCCCGACGAACCATGGCGAGGGCGACGAGCGGGCCTACGACCTTGGCGAGCCGATGCGAACCATCACGGGCGTCGACGCCTGGGGCCTCGTCGAGCCGCTAATCATGGAATATTACGGAAATGGGAATACCCACCCCGTCTCTCATCCCCTCGGCACCGTCACGACGCACGACCGCTTCGCCCTGATCGTGGCCACGCCCAAGGGGAAGTTCGGAGTCGACATCCTCTTCCGGATGCTGCAGCCGCATGAGCTCGCCGCGGCGATGTCCTTCCCGAAGGACTACATCTTCAGCGGCACGCGACGCGACCAGGTCCAGCAGATCGGAAACGCTTGGCCGGTGATGCTGGGGAAGAACCTCATCGGACACATGATCGACACGCGGCGAATTCTGCGGAGGGTGGCTTAGAAATTTCCCGGGGGTGTTGTTGGGGCTCCGGGTGAGGGAGCCGGGCTCGGGCTGAGGGGGCGACAAAGGAACGACCGGGGCGAACGGGGCAGGCCCATGGAGGGGCCTGCCCCTGAAAAATTGGTGGAGAGAGAAATGGGGACGAACGTGGTCCAGCACAACGCGGATAAGTGTCCGAAGTGCGGCTCGGGGCTGATCGAGGACCTGGCCGAGCAGAACGGCTTCCGTCGCCATACCTGTCGCGCGTGCGGCGAGAACTTCACGACCATTATCGGCTCGCGGCACATCGGCGACATCCCGGGCGA